GGAGCCGCATCGGGATCCTCATTCACTTGCCTTGGCTGTTGGGGACATTGTTAACTCCATCAATGATATTTTACCATCATTGGTGAAGGGTACCTTTTGCCCAACAGACCGCGCGCCCATCTTTGTAACAACCAAAGCAGGGGCCGGGGGGCCACTGGCGATGGGAGTCACAAGCCTATACGATATCGCAGCAACAGATCGAGAGGGGGTAACGCCCCTAATAGAGGACATGGTCCGGATGACCTATCACGGGTCAACGAACCAAGACTTATTTAGGGAGCTGTTAATCCAATCTCGTCTGGAGTTCCGGGACAAGGGTCTCAGGGACAAAGAGCACCGTAGCATGCGCATCCACTTCATATCTGAAGGTGGAGGCAAAACTAGGGTGATTTGCATACCTGATATCTGGACCCAGATCAGCCTCAAGCCAATCCATGATTTTCTCATGGACTGTTTGAAGGCTATTCCAGAAGATGGGACGTCTAGTCACAACCGTTCAGCGTTTACTCTGAAGGGTTGGACAGCAAGTAAACGGGACGTCTGGAGTTTTGACCTTACGGCCGCAACTGACAGATTCCCTGTGGACTTGCAACAGAAAGTGCTGGAAAGCATTTTCGGTTTCGACATCGCATCAGCCTGGCGGAAACTACTATGTGATAGGGATATCACATGTGGTAACCGCGCTGTGAGGTACGCTGTGGGGCAACCCATGGGCCTATTAAGCTCATGGGCCTCCATGGCGATAACTCACCACGTTATCATCCGATACTGCTGTATTAAGGTTGGGGTTTCCCCCAAAGATCAATACATCATTATTGGTGATGACGTCGCGATATGTAATGGCCTTGTTGCTCAGGAGTACAGGAGCGTGATGACTCGGCTAGAGGTGGCAATTTCCGAAGGGAAATCGCTTCGCCCGTCCTACAATTCACACTCTGTTGGTGAAATAGCCAAACGCCTATTTGCGGATGGCCATGAGATTTCACCCGTACCCCCATCAGTACTTGTCAAAGCTACAGGAGCCCTATCGGGCCTCCTAGAACTGAACCAAGTACTCACGGACCGGTCTTACTATGCACCGGAACATGACAGGATAAACCCCTCCAACCTTGGTAGGGAGGCAATCCTCTACTCGCTCTTCTCCAAGAGCAGGGTAAAGGATGACCTCGATACCCGAATCTACTTGACCGCACCATGTCACTCGGCGCGCCTTTTGGCGTTAACCCATGACCCATGGCAGGCCTTTATTGACGCAGGTTACAACCTGCACCAATATTGGCGAGCTTATATTGTACAAGAGCTCATCTGTAGAGCCTACGACCTACAAGAAAACCGTAAGAAAATTAGATTTACGGAATTCGAGTCGGGCTGTAGTGGCGGTCGGAGCAAAGAGCCGGCTGGGCAAATGACACCAGTAGTCGCACTCTACTCATCTAACCTTGATGAGGAGTTTCGCGACCTACTGAGGGAGATCTACCCCCATCGACTTGAGAAACTTAAGCTCGAGTTGATAGAGGAGATCTTGACCAGACCAACACCCGACGATGTCGTTTACTTTTCAAGTAAGCGAGAACTTCGGACGAAGAAGCTTGCGAAACTGATAGCTGAGTTCTACTCAGAAGTCAGCTATGGTAATTTCACACCCTTTGGGGTGGGAACTTAACATATCGCACCACGTGATCAAGGTAGCAGAGGTGATTAGTCTCTGAAACGAGGAAACGGTGGAAACGGGACGGGGGGTTAATCCGTCCTCAGGCGCAAGCCTGTTCTCTTTGAGAATTAGTGCCGG